TATTGATAAACAGATTGATGATGAGAGGGAGATGATGCTTAAGGATGCTGAGTTCCAAGCCCAGCACGATGCAGCAAGAAGTGGACAGACTCAAGATCAAGAAGATCAAGAGCAGCCAGATGATAGTGAACAAGGAGAACAACAATGAGTGGTGTAAATGATATTATAGATGCAATACAAAGCGGCGATTCTGTTGCAATTGATACAGCATTTAATAAAGAAATGGCAGCAAGAGTTTCAGATCGTTTAGATGTAATGAGACATGATATTGCAAAAAATATGTTTAAATCAGCTGATGACGTAAATCTAGATGCTGATGTAGAATTAGATGCAGCACCTATGGAAGATGCTGTAGAAACTGAAGACGAATTAGATATAGAGGTTCAGGATACAGCAGATACTCCGATAGAAGAACCTGCTCCTGATGTAGAAACCGACGAACAGGAAGTTTAATGTATTTTAATCAGTTTAGAAGAAAATTATCAGGTGAGAAGATAACTGAACAGCTTAGGTGCTATGATCATCTTATACAAAAAGATGAAGATGACACTGTGTATATTGGTAGTGTAAAAACAAAGTTTACTGAGTTAGAAGAAGCTAGAAACTATATTAAGCAACAATACGAAACAGTAAAATTAGAAAAGCAAATTAAAACAGAGATATACGAAGAACTGTCTGAAAATAAAATAGCAAGTATTATACAGAAACATCATAATATTAAAATTACAGATACATTAATAGAATCATATATCGATTTAGCTTCTTCTAAACTTTTTACATTAGATCCAGTAGTTGAAGACATAAGAAAACTCAATAAGCTAGATATGCTTGTTGAAGGAAAAATAGATTATAGACTTGAAGATAATAGTACTGTTGCAATTAGTCATAGTACACACGAAAAATTAAAAGAGTTATTTCAAGCTCATACAGACGTTGTTGAGCATATGAGACAAACAAAAGATACGTTTGTAAAAGTATTAAAACAGATTGGAGAATAATAAATGGCAATTACACCAGCCACGCTTAAATTAAATGATACTGAAGCAGTTGTTAAATTTTTTGGTACAGCTGATAATGGTACAGTAACACTTGCCAGTTTAGTTCCAACTACACAAGCTACATCAGGTGCTACACAAACAGTAAACATTAACAAGATTGAATGGGCAGGTACAGATGGTTCTACTGTTACTATAGCTAGAGGAGCATCTACAGTATTAGTTGTAGATTCAACCGGCAGTGATAGTTTAGAATTTGGTGCTGGATACTCTGATACAACCGCAAATACAGATGATATTACTGTTACTGTAACAGGAACAGTTGCAGTCTATTTAACACTACGTAAAGTTAGTGGTTATGCTAACAAAGTAGAAACAGCACAGTTCGGTATCTATGATGACGAAACTGCTGTAGGGAGCTAAGTAAATGAAACTAATTAAAGAACATACCGAAGAGGTTAAGTATCTAGTTGAAGAGAAACTAGGTAAAGGTAAAGAATATTTTATTGAAGGAATCTTTCTTCAATCTAATTTAAAGAATCGTAACGGACGAGTTTATCCAACAGAAATTTTGGATAAAGAAATCAAACGCTACAATGAAGAATACGTGACTAAAAACCGCGCATTCGGTGAGTTAGGACATCCTGATTCTCCAACAATTAATCTAGATCGTGTATCACATATGATCAAAGAGCTTAAACGAGATGGTGATAACTTTATCGGAAAAGCTAAAATCATGGATACCCCTTATGGAAAAATTGTTAAGAGTCTTATCGATGAAGGTGCAACACTTGGTGTTTCATCTAGAGGCATGGGATCACTTGCTCAAAAAAATGGCGTTTCAATGGTTCAAGACGATTTTACTTTAGCAACAGCTGCTGATATAGTTGCTGATCCATCTGCACCGAATGCTTTCGTTGAAGGTGTGATGGAATCTAAAGAATGGGTCATGGTCGATGGAAAATTTGTGGAAAAAGATTTGCTAGAGGCCCAGCGTATTATTCGTAAAACTTCTAGTAAGAATCTTAATGAGGCTAAACTCAAGCTATTTGCAGATTTCCTCAACAAAATTAAGTAAATTATAAATAATATTAATATCTTATAAAGATAATTAAATTAGGAGATTAAAAAATGTCTATCGAACAAAAGATTGCTGAGATTTTGGCAGAGTCTAAATTAGACGATACTGAAATCGAAGAAGTTGTAGAAGACACTACCAATGAAGCAGAAGTAGAAGTAGAAGAAACTGTGGAAGAAGTAGTAGAAGACGCAGCTGATGAAGAAGTAATTGAAGAAGAAAAAGATTGTGACGACGATGACGACGACGAAGATGATGAAGACGAAGTCAAAGTTAAAAAAGAAATGTATCACAATAAGAAAAAAATGAAGAAAGAAGAAACAGAAACTGAAGATGAAATGATTGTTGACGTTAAAGAAGACGTTGATGCATTAGTTAACGGTGAAGATCTTTCTGAAGAATTTAAAGCTAAAGCAACAACAATTTTTGAAGCAGCGATTGTTTCAAGAGTTAAGCAAGAAGTTGCTAAGTTACAAGAAGAATTTGATGCTAAGCTTGAAGAAGCTGTAGCTGAGAGTAAAGAGGGATTAGTTGAAAAAGTTGATGGATACCTCAACTACGTAGTTGAGCAGTGGATTGCACAGAATGAAATAGCCCTTGAACATGGTATGAAGTCTGAAATTCTTGAAGGCTTTGTAGGCGGTCTTAAAGGTTTATTTGAAGAACACTATATCGATATTCCAGAAGAAAAATTCGATGTTCTTGGCGCCTTAGAGACTGAAACAGCAGAATTAAAAGCTAAATTAGACGAGCAAGTTGCAGCTAACGTTGAATTACATAAAGTAATCAATGAAAGCAAACGTGACGAAATCGTTAAAACAGCTGCTGCAAATATGACTGAAACTGAAAAAGAGAAATTCTTTGGTTTAGCTGAAGAGTTAGCTTTTGAAGATTCAGAAACTTTCGAGAAGAAAGTACAGACTATCCGTGAAAATTATTTCAACGGTAAATCATCAACAACAGTTGAAAGCATTGTAACAGATTCTCCAGTTGAAGAATTAACTGAAAACACAAAAACAGTTGATCCTCAAATGGCTCGTTACTTAAGTGCTATTAAACAAAATCAAAAATATTAATAAGGAAAATTAAAATGGCTAATCGTCAAGATTTATTAAAAAAATGGCAGCCAATCCTTGAAGCGGAAGGTTTAGATCCAATTAAAGACCAACACCGTAGAGAGGTTACTGCTATTCTTCTTGAAAACCAAGAAGTTGAAATGCATAAACAAGCCGGCATCCTAAACGAAGCTGTTCCAACTAACTCAGGTGGTACAGGTTTAGCTCAAGGTCACGCTGGTGCTACAACTGATAACGTTGCTGGTTTAGATCCAGTACTTATCTCTTTAGTACGTCGTGCTATGCCACAAATGATTGCATATGATATCGCTGGTGTTCAACCAATGACACAACCTACAGGTCTTATCTTTGCAATGAAATCACGTTACACAAACCAAGCTGGTGCTGAAGCTTTATTCAATGAAGCTGATACAGACTTTGCTGGTACTGGTACTGCTGCTGGTTCTAACCCAGTTGATGGTACATACACAACAGGTACTGGTATGACAACAGCAGCTGCTGAAGCTTTAGGTGATGGTTCAGGTCCTGACTTCGGTGAAATGGCTTTCTCAATCGAAAGAACATCTGTAACTGCTAAAACCCGTGCTCTTAAAGCTGAATACTCAATCGAATTAGCACAAGATCTTAAATCAGTTCATGGTCTTGACGCTGAAGGTGAGTTATCTAACATTCTTTCACAAGAAATCCTTGCTGAAATCAACCGTGAAGTTGTTAGAACAGTTTATAAAACAGCTAAACAAGGTGCTGCAGTTGGTACAGCAACACCTGGTACATTCGACTTAGACGTTGACTCTAATGGTCGTTGGTCTGTTGAAAAATTCAAAGGCTTATTGTTCCAAATCGAACGTGAAGCTAATGCGATTGCTCAACAAACACGTAGAGGCCGTGGTAACTTCATCCTTTGCTCAAGCGATGTAGCTTCTGCTTTAGCAATGGCTGGTGTATTAGACTACGCTCCTGCATTATCAACATCATTAAATGTTGATGAATCATCTACAACTTTTGCTGGTGTATTAAATGGTAAATATAAAGTTTATGTTGACCCATATTCAGCAAACCAAGGTGCTTCACAATTCTTTACTGTTGGCTACAAAGGTACTTCAGCATTTGATGCTGGTTTATTCTACTGCCCATACGTACCATTACAATTAGTACGTGCAGTTGATCCAGGTACATTCCAACCAAAAATTGGCTTCAAGACACGTTATGGTTTAGTATCTAACCCATTCGTAAATCTTGATGGTTCTGGTGACTTAGTTGCTAACGAAA